GGTGCGGGTGGTGGTAATCCCAATTTTTTTGCTTTATCCCTTGCTCGCTTTGCTCTGGATTGTTCATTGCGTCTTTCCCTTAATTCTTCGGGGGTAAGTTTGCCACCTTTAATAAGGACTTTGGATTTTTTGGTATGCTTCGCACCAGTCATAACAGTCCCATCTGGATGAGTGTGTGTTTCTCCTTCGTCAAAAAGTTTGCCGATTTTTGCCATTATACATTAATAATCAGATATTAATGTCTAAACTGTCGCTTTTTCTTGACGCTTTTTTGCATTGTATGCTTTCATGTATTCTCGCATGTATTCTCGAAGTCTATCTTTATTTTCCTTACGATATTCCTTCATATATTCCTTGATGTTGTCGGCATTTTCGGCACGATATTGTGCTTGGTATGCGAGACACTTCTCTTTATTATCATCGTAATATTTCATAGCACGCTCAATCATTGCTTGTTTATGGTCTATGTAATATGCTCGTTGATATTGGGCATATTCTTCTTCGGTAAGGTTTGCCTTTACCATATTCAGGTCGGCATTATAGTGATTAATCCAATATTGCTCTCGTTTCAAAGCGTCTTGTTTTAAACAGGTAAGCACTTCTATGGGGGTCATTTCCCAGTTGTCCCATCCACCGTTTGCGCGGATAGTTTCATAAATGCGGTAATTAAGACCCGCACCACAGTTGCGTTTGTGGGTTGAACGGCGAGTACTGAATGATTTGGTGCTTCCAATATATTTTGAGGGGCATTCGGCATTTTTGCAGGCGAGGCGGTAAATAGTGTATTCTCGGGGAGTTTCGGACATCTATACATAAACCTCCTAAATTATTTCGGATAAATGGACGCATTAATTATCTAACCCCCTTTCCTTCCAAGAAAATATTAAAAACGGACGCCAGATCGGTTGAACCCTTTAACATATCGACTAACCACTGACGGTCTTTAAATAGGTCTTTGGTGTCTTGTTTCACAAAATCAAAATCTGCTTGGGTTCCGAGACCGTTTGCTTTAAGAGACGCCATAACGAAGTCTTGGCAGTTATTATCAAAGGCATTGTAAGGAGCAAACTTGGCGCCCATATATTTTGCAGTCTTGTCGACAAAATCTTGTAATTTGATATTGGTTTTTCCAAGTTCGCGAGACTCCATTCTATCACCTCGATAAATGTTTTCACTCAATCTAATGACTTCTTCTTTCGCCCACATAACACGGCGACCGTTAGATAAGGTCAAAATCATTTGAAGATGAAATAGGTCGTCTTGGGGGATATTATCCGGTTTCTTGAACTTCGTGAGCAATTCACGAATATAAACGATTGCGGTAAGGTTAGTTTGAAGTTTGCCGAGAGGGATTCGCTCAATGCGCATAGAAGTGATTGTAAGGGAACCATTGTCTTGTAGATATTTGCGAGATGCAGGTGGCATTTGGTTTCCACGCTTTTCGAGTACTGAATCAATAACACCCTTACCACCTATTGGTCTTTCCATAGTTATATCTGTATCGTATTTTTTCTCAATATCTTTAAAAACCTTAATTTTACTTGCTGGTTTTGCATTATCACCAATTATACTATTTTTGAACCGCAACCAGTCAATATTCGCCAACACTGTTGGTGTAGCATATTGGTCTTCATCTCCATATTTATTAACAAAATCATCCCTGTATTGTCTATTTATAACTAACATTCTTTTTCCATCTATAATTGAAGGTTGAACCCTTACGAATGCTTCATTGCGAGCAAGGTCATAAAGTGCTTTCAATGCAGGTTCAATAGGTTTTGGTCTATTGAATGACCCGATTTGTTTCAATAAATCGGGGTTCGTTAAAACTTTCAATGCTGATTCACCGGTGGGTTTCGGTGGCGGTGGCGGTGGCGGTGGTGCTTCAACCACAGTCGCGGGTGTCCCCGCTTGAATCATTTTCTTCATTCGCTTTCGCTCGGCAGTCTTGGCGATGTTTGCGAGACGTGCTTCCTCCTTCGTTTGATATTTGGATGCGCGACCCGATTTCTTGGGTTTTTTGCCGGTCTTTTTAAACTCAGCATAATCTGCTTTCAATCGAGGGTCGCCGATTGAACACATGTAGGTAAGTCCGTGGTCACTCGCCCATTCCTTTACAAAAGATACATATCTCTCCATTAATATACTAAATGGCGAGATATTATTAACGCTTCCCTGCGTGATAAGATTGGCGACATTTGGGGTCTTTGAGTGCTTCGCCGTATTTAATTCCGTGTTTTTTGGCGTATGCTTTTACATGGGTAATCCAAGGCGACATTCTATAAGATAATGATACATAATAAAATTACGCCACCCACCAATAAACACCCAAGCATAAAACTAATAACGACATTTTGTGAAGATATTTGCTTCTCTATTTCTTTGCGGGGTATGAGAAACGCTTCGTAAAGTGATTGCCTAAAATCTTCGGGTTGCATTGATTTCATCATCTATATATTTTTAATGTAAAATAAAGAGAATGTCGACGGTATTTTAAGGTTTTGCGGTTGTCGTAAATGAGTTCCATTCCATTATCTATTCCATTAAATAAGGGGAAGCGATTATCGTAAATGAGTTCCATTCTATATAATTAGCGCCGAAAAGGTGGCAGATTTGAGCGTCCCTTAATCTTTTGTTTCAAAGCAATCTGCGATTTTGCTTGAACTGGATCTATTTCACTTGCAGTTAATGGAGTATCTTCGGTCACCCGCACCGTAGGTCTATACACTGGATATTCTTTACCACCAATATCCGTCCATTTTTCCTTAAACCATCGCCCAAGTTCTCGCTCGTCGGTGCCTTCATATTTACCACCGCGTTTCTTGTATTCCTTTACAATCCACCCTGATTTGTAAGCAGAGGGTTTTGAATAAACGGCGTCTGCTTCCTGTTTAACTCGCGCATAGAGTTCTTTATTTACTGGAACCGGCATTTATATTATAGGACGATTTAAAAGACCCTATTTCAGTATCGCTTCCTAATTCTTGGAGTTGGATTCCAAAATTGAGTTCTGACGTTGTCGGCGTTTGAGATGGTGTTTGTGCCTGCGAATCAACAAGGCAATCAGTAATGCGTTTATCGAGCAAACAAGACTTTTGAAAAAGTCTGCAGTATTCGCCATAAACTTCGTCTAAAAAAGGGCGAGGTTGGACGGCACGATTTTCGCGGTCTAATCGCAACTCTTTCTGGATATTGGCACCCAAAATATAGTACTCTTTGGACGATATGAGTTCTTCACCTGCCTGCTTTTCAACACTCAAAAATAACTCAATGCTTACTATAATACCCGCTATTAATGACATCATACAATTAATAACCGAAATAAGACCCTGTTCCATATAGGGTTGGAGACCAACACTAAATACTGAATTAACTGCCGATATGATAATGGTTGGAATACGGAAATATTTGAGTGAATCCTTTAAAGAGAAGTGCCGTCGTTTATGCTCATTCATCAGTTTGATTGAGTTGATATGTATTGCTCGTAAAACGCTTTCGTGGTCGTCAGTCCATGTGCTCATTTTATATATTATTTGGATAATTTAACGCCGTGCTCCACCATATTTAAAAGGCGCACTTGCGCTTTTGCTTTATCCATAGTGGTGCGTTTTGCGTGGATTTCATCTGTTTCAGTGTTGCGGACTCTGTATCCGCCTTTTACTTTCTCGATCGCGTAAGGCATCTATACTATACCTATTGATTTATTTGTGCAAGCATCTTATCTTCCTCAATCTTTTTGGGTGCTTTAATTTCGGGGAATGGGTCGTCGCGTTTTAATCGCTCAACCATCTCTGATTCTATTAAATTAAGAAACACGGAGAACCACGGTTTAAATTGCTCTTCGGTTATGGGTGGAGTGGTGGTTTCAGGGAAGTTCCATATTTCCCAGTTGGCAAAAGCAAAGAATGCTTTTTTCTCGTCATCGTCAGCAGACAAAAAATGATGGACGCAACAGTCAAGCATATCACTGCATTCTGTATGTCCATTTGAAACTATAACGGACAATATCTCAATCATGTCTTTAAAGGGGTGGTTTGGAATATCGCTCATTCTCTTATATAATTAAGGACGATAATAATTTTCGCTAAACGCCCGCGGGTGGGCGGTTTTTGGGCGTTTTTTACAAAGGACGTTCAAATTGCCTTCGGCATTTTTTTCTACAAAAAAACCAAGGTTTTGGTTTTTTTTTTGATTTTAGACTTCAAGCGTTTAAAACCAAAATAAAACCGCCCACCCTAAAAACCGCCCACCCCTTACATCATAGGGGTGTAAAAGGCGGGAGTGTCGACCATCATAGGAATATAGTCACCAGTTCCGGCAGATGAAGAATGGGGCATTAAAGCACCGCCAGATACAGAGACCTTTCTTGGCACCATAACCTTTGGACTGACGCTTTTACCAAGTCTAACAATAGTTCTGCCTGCAGGCATATACATACCAGCACCGGCAGGTTTAAGACCCATACCGGCAGGCATAAGACCCATACCCACTTTTCCGTGAGGCATAGAATCATATCCAGCGGGCATTAAAGCACCACCAACACCGCAACCACACATATCAGCGGGCATTCCACAATGACCCGCACCGCGCATCATACCCGCACCGGTAAGTTTGCGAAGTTCTGGTGCGATGACCTCTTTGCCGAGTTTGGAACCGGCAGCACTTCCCACAACTCCACCAACCGGACCCGTCGCAAGACCAGTAATACCACCAACAATAGCACCCGTCGCAGCGGGGACACCATAATCAATAATATCAGATGCTAAACCACCCTTCTTAGCAGTGATGTATTTGCCCGCCTTCTTTCCAAACTCTTCAACCTTTTTGGTCGCCTTTTTGCCGATGACTTTCTCGCCAACACTGCGGAATGCTTTGCCTACATCTTTAAGGGTGATTTTACCGCCCTTGTATTCAATAGCACTATCTCTGGATTCAATAATGGGGTCAATCTCGCCCTTTTGCACTAAAACTGTTTCGGCGCTTTCATGTCCCATAACGGGTTTAATTGCTCGGGTGCGAGGTCTTCCGCGAACACCTTTACCGACTAAACCTTCAACTGCTTTAACTGCTTTCAGTTTTCCCAAACCAACAATCATTTTGGTAAGTTCCTTAATTTGCTTCGAAGTCAAATACTTTTTGAGCATTTGTAAGCGTTCTTTTAAGGTGCTTGGGTCGCGGTCTTCGATGTATTGGTTAATTATATCTTCAACCGCCATCTGCATTCCGGGGGTCATCGCTAAAAACGCTGTGCTAATGGCGGGGTTCGCAGAAGTGGCAGAAGCAATTGCCGTAGTAAAAGCAGGCACGCCCTGTTCTATTATCATCTTCTTGTTCTCCTTTATGAGTTCTTTAATTTCACTCCAAAGACCTGCACCCTTATGGAGTTCAACTTGATCGGGGGTCATAGATAAACGAACACCAGACCCCTTGGTAATTGCTTTGGCGATTTTCTTCGCCTGTTCTTTGGAGAGCATAACATCTCTGCCGACACCGAGTGATTTCGCGGGTAAGGAAATGGTCTTTCCTTTCTCTAATGCCTTGTAATGCTTAGGAAGCAAATCTAACTGTTGTGCGTCTAAATACATTGTTATATTCTATCAGGACAAAATAAAAAACAGAGTGATTTTTATTTTGGGATATAGATGAGATGCGAAACTCTTTAAACTCTGAGTTCCAAAACACGACCGGACTCAACATCAATGATGAGAGACTTCTCAACCTCAATGAAGCAGTGTAAGTCCAAAGCGAGCAAGTTATTGTTGTTGCCGAGGAGTGAGATTGATTTACCGAGGTTGTCGTCCTTCAATCTGCGAGATAAATCCACATAGTAGAACTTGTAGATATTATCCCAATCAACAAAGTCGATAAGACCAGAGTTGATGCCCAAAGCACCGATGCCACCATTGACGGCATAAGCACCCGAGGTCTCGTGGATGAACTGCTCGTATCCGTACTGGATATTTTGCTGGAAGACGTTCTGCGAACTCAACTGGACGTTAAAGTTATAGATGGAGAGAGGGGCAGTAGTAGCGGGGCATGTATCAAAGGGAGACTGGAACTCAGTAGCAGCAGTTCCAAACACGATATTGGATGATGAGGCAATCATAGGAATAACCAAGAGACCCTTCATATTATTAATACTGGGGGCAAGTTGGATATTGAATGAACCTCCGGCAGAAACTGCAGCGGGGTTAAAGTAAAGGAGATCGCGATACACAACCAATTTCTGTTTGCTTTCGGACAAGTATGAGAGGGCGAACTCGGGTTTCAACTCAATCATAGGAGCATAGATACGGGCAATGGGTTGAGGATTGGCGGGAATAGCGAGAGAAGTCTGCGAACCAACAGCAGAAGTTCTAACACTGCCATAATAAACACCGACGGCAACAGTGGAAGCAGTGGCGCCGGCAGTTGTCAACCACTCAAAGTTGGTGCCGTATTTATTAACGGTAAAGGGGAGGGTTCCGTTATTGGATACAGACAAACCAGCGATGGTAAGGGTTCCAGTGGCGGAGGCAGATTTTGTAATACTGACGTTTCCGACGTTCAAGTTAATAGTCAAGGTGGCGTTAAAACCTCTGCATAGGGGCAACTTCTCAAAGAGGTCGCTTAAATCACGGAGACGAATAACGGCAGAGATATACTTAACCATGTAGTCAGTAGCATCACGGGCAGCGCCGATTCCAACATAGTTCTTTAACTCGTTCTGGAAGTTCGCAACGGACTTAATAGCAGACCACTTGCCGGTGGAGGCAGCGTAAGCAGAATCCATTTGGAGACGCTTTCTTAAACCATCGTTTCCATCATCACCGTAAAAGACCAAGTTGGTTGTAGCAGTGGCGGAAGTCCAAGCAGTTTGACCGGCGGTGTTATTACAAAGACCAATACCGCAAGCAGAAACGGCAGAGCGCCACTGCCAAGAAGTAGAACTATCTTTCTGGAATCCAATGGTTCCACCGAGGGAAGCAACATCATCTAAACTCGCACTTGTGGCGAACTTAAAGCAAGAATAAAAGTTAGTATTGGGAGTGATTTGAACCACTTCCTTATTATCGAGCATAACGGACATGGACTGGATAAGATTCCAATAACCAGATTTCATAGCAACAGCACCTGCACTGTTAATATAGGCAGTATTCACAAAACCATCGGCAGCGGTTCCTGAGGCAGCGAGGACGAGGGGGATTTGGAGATACATCTCAGAGGGAGAGACAAACTTGTCGTTTGATCTAAAACCATCCAAAGTGAACTTTAACTGGGTGGGATTCTGGGAGTTATTCGTATCTTGGATATACGAGTACTGCTTGGACTTATAGGGTTCCTCAGGGACTTGGGAAGCACTGGAAGATTCAAAAGCGTATCTGTCGGACATTTATATACTATCTGGCGACAAAATAATTCGCGAACCCCTAAATAAAGAATTGGGGTGGGCGGTTTTTGGGTGGGCGGTTTTTGTTTGAGTTTAAATGCCTTGGCGGGCGAATCTCAAAAAAAAACCAAAGGTTTGGTTTTTCTAAGCAAAAAAAAACCGAAGGTAATCTAAACCCTTAAAAGTAAAACCGCCCTAAAAACCGCCCACCTATTCATCTTGTTCGTGTTTGATGTATTCTAACATTTGGGGAACGGAGTGACCCATATTTTTTGCGGTTTCCTCTAAATCTTTGATGGAAGGCATATTGGCGTATTTGCTGGACAAAAATGAATGTCGCATAATGTTTGCCGAAGTATTGGGTTTGCCGATTGCACTAAATATTTTGCCGAACCTTTGGTTAAGTTTGACCGAGGTCAATTTGTTGCCATTTGTATCGACCAATAGGTAATCGTGGGGGTTAAGTTTAATCCATTTATTCAGGAGCGCATTCAGTTTGGGAGATGCCTCAATAGTTTCCTCGCCATATGTTTTGGCGGTCTTATAGACGTTGAAATAGAGGGTCTTACCTTTTTTATAGTTGGAGGTCTTGCGGTCGTAATCGCCACGAATGCGAAACTCAGTCCAGTCTAATAAACGGCGTGGTTCTAATCCGTGGATGCCCGAAGATACTGCTAAAATAATCAGGTTTTGGAGTTCTTGGAGTTCAGAGTTGGTAAGGGATGATTGCGAGAGGAGGTGTTTGGTCTTTCGGGCAATAGTATCGTATAGTGCCTTAATCTCTTCTTGGGTGACCCAATCGCGTTCTTGTTTATCACTCTTAACTTGGGACTTGCTTTCTGCTTTGACTTCGCTTAAATCTTTAAGCATGCGTTCGCGGTATTTGTCGCACTTCTCGCAAATAACAACTAATGCAGAAAGCAGGGTCTTGCGGGACTTAACATCCATTGTGTCTAAACTCTTCAATATGGTGTCTTGGTTCTCGAACCATTTTAAATCCACATCGGCAGTACTGTTAGGATGATGCTTATTCCAAAGCGATTTCAGGAGCGAGAAGTAAGTGGCAACCGAACCCTTCGATAAGTTTGGGCGTTTTTCTATGATACGGTCTTTGATTTTATCCATTATATATTGGGTGGTTAAATTAATTTTGAGATTTGCCCTTAATTTTCAAGATAAATAGGGTGTTTTAACCAAAAATAAAGGATATAATATGCTTCGTGATACATTAAAATATTTTAATATGTCTATTGCTCTATTAAATGCTTTATTTTCGGTTAATATTAACCATTTTATAGCGTGGTGCTTTATTTTTGAGATAAAAAAGGCAAATGCCCTATTTTTTTTTAATTAATTAAGTTTAAAGTAAATACACAATATACATTTTTTATTTATTCATCATTATCCTCACCACTTGCGCCCTCATCGTTTCGCATAAGCACCTTGCAGGTTGCCCAGTTGGGGTGCTTGTCTAACCTCTCGATGCTAATATACTCGTCGGTCTCTGGGTTAATACATCTAAATGCCGACCACGCGTTAGGACTGTTGGCGATCTTGTTTAACTCACAGCATTCGGCGCTTGCTCTTTGTAGGTTAAGGAATCTGCGTCCGCTCCATCTTGCGTTAAGACCAACCCAGTTGCCCTCGGGGGATGGGTCATAGGCGAGTCGCATAGCAGTTCCCTCAACCCATAGTCGCTTTATGCTCATCTCCACCACCATACCCTCTTTACAATAATCACCCTCATAAGTAATCGGGCGCTTGTAAGTATAACGCTTGCCCTCGGGTTGCTCGACCGCTTTGGCGGATGCCTTTGCTTTGGGTTTGGTTTTGGGGATGGGTTTGGGTTGGAGTTCAAATACGGGAGGCATAGTGGCAACCGCATCTCTGTACTGCTGGGTGCTGATAATACCTTTAAGACCCGCGACCATGTCTTTAATATCATCCTTGGCGCTTTCTAATTGCGCTTTGAGTTCCGCAACCTCTGCCTGCAGTTTGGCGATAATGTCGTCCTTGTCCTCGCTTTGCTCGCTTCCAAAGAAGTCGCTTCCGGTGACGCTGGATACTGCGACGCTCTCAGCGACGCTCTCATCTTCTGCCTCATCCTCATCCTCCTCATCCTCAACCTCATCCTCATCCTCAACCTCATCCTCCTCAACCTCATCCTCCTCAACCTCCTCCTCATCCTCAACCTCATCCTCCTCAACCTCATCCTCCTCAACCTCCTCCTCTTTTACCTTTACCTCCTCCTTTTCCTTCTTTGCCTTCTCTCCGATAATCATCTTTGCAAATATATTGTTATGTAGTTGCGCCTTGGTGAGTCCAGTTAAGAACTTATCGGTAGGAAACGCGTCTTTTAACCACGCATAGATTTCCTTGTTGGTCATCTTATTAAACTCGGCACCAAAGTGTGCGTTAATCATATCGATTTGGTTGTTGGCGTTCATTTTTTTTAATTCGTTCGTTTGCTCGTGTTCTTGGTTTTAATTTGTTATAATGTTATGTTATTTTTACCTCCCAACATAAAGTCCAAGAAAGAGATCAATTTTTTGGGGTGTCCAGTTTGGTCATCCTGAGACGCTCCTACGACGCTCC